CAATTACCAAATCTGCCAAAATATTTCTTAAATAAGATGGTGGAATCCAAAGGTGGTGCCTCAAAAACTCGAGCCTTACCTGCAGCAACCTTCTCTTTGAGTAATAATTCATCTTTCAATGTTGTTGTCCAAAAAGATGGTAAACGCTTTAATTCCTTGGCTGCTTTCTCTCTTTCTGTTATAACTTCATGTAAAGATTGTCCAAAAACAGGGTGTTTCTTGTTATAATAATCATCAGACCAAGAATAAATATTCCCCTCTTCTGTTATTTCCACATCTACAAATGTCTTCTTCTTTTTAGAAATAGCACTCCAATGACCTGCACTTGAATCTAATTTCAATGGCATGATTTCATCATTACCATTCAAAATTTCATTATCATCCAAAGCTGTTAAATCTCGATTCTCATCGGTAGCCAAGACTGTGTCATATAAACTCCTAGCAAATATATTCTCTTCAGCAGAAACAGAACCAAGAGGATTATTAAAGCCATATTTATTAGCTCTTTTAAAAAGAATTTCCTTAGACTTTGGTGAAGTATCAAATTCATCTGGGAACAACTCATTGTCATAAGCATATGAATGCACCTTCTCAGAAGATAAATTTATGTTATTTTCCAGCAAGTCACCATCTGGTCCATAGAAAGCACCAAGATGTTTAAAGCCAACCTCATCTCCTTCCCAGTACTGTTCAGTATATGGTACACACTCTGGCGGGTCATATTCAACTCCTTTGTTATTGATTAAGGAGAGAGCCTCTTCTTTGGTTACTATAACCATACCTCCCTGTTGTCCACATCCATTTACATGAAATCCAACAATAGTATCATTGAGCATGTAAGGAGTACCACACATACCACTGGCTGTTTCAATATCCAAGGTTAAACTCTTAAATCTAGTTTGTGCTACTACACCTTTCTCTCTGACTTCATCTAGTTGAACGACGGCTATGCTGTCATCACAAGGGTTTCTATGTTTACCATAGGTTTTACTAAATAAGCCTACTAATTTATGTCCATATCCAGCTAGGCCATCAAGCCTCTCTTTAGTGACTAGCATTGAAGTCCTGTCCCTCACACTTTGTTGTTGAGGTACACTCACACAACAAACGTCCTTCTCTGCTAATCGTCTAACAGTACTAAAATCCATTTCCAAATACGCATTGGCTACTTTGATATAAAATTTCGTATAAGATTTTGCATAATGGTAAGGTATCAATAAATTAGTAGAATTAACAAGAAAGCCAAATCCTATAGGTGCTGTACCTTTTTCCTTATAAATGGGAACTAAATTGTTATCTAAGATACTACTATCACCTGTAAAGGCTTGCTCCTTGATTGTTTTGGCAACTACATTCTTTTTAGGTGGCTTTCTAAAACCCTCACGTAAAGATTGTTCGTCTATAGCTCCAACTGTCCTTAAGTATGAAAAGATGTCTATCCAGTATTTATGTTCTTCTTCATCATATTCTCCAAGCTCATCCAAACTCTTTATATACAAGTCCTGATCTGTTGGTTCAGACAAAAACATGTAATGAGGTATACTCTTACTGTGTTTATAACCACATATTTCTCCTTTCTCTAACATTTTTAATGCATGTTTTGGGAGTGAAC